GGCGTATTCAGCCCTCAATTTATCTTGAGCGGCTTTCGCTTCCTCGTATTCTTTCTTGCCCGCTTCAAATAATTCGCGTCCTTCCTCTTTGCCATACTCAGCCACCAGGTCTTTGAGTAAAGCGGGTTTTGTCAGTTCTGGCAGTTCCAGATTGTTGATCGCAAACTTTTCTTCAAACTTCTCAGGTTCAAGGGAAAGGGTGTGAACAGCTTGCCCAACCACCAGCACGCGAGACTCTTTCTCATCGGCAGGTTTATCTTTATTAAGGTACTCGTACCAATACTTATAAGGGCAATCCAGCATCTTTGTAATACCACTGTTACTTAATCCGTCTGACTCGTGGTAAGCGTCAATCGGTATATCATATAGTCCTGGCTTCATATCACCATCCATGTTGAAGTTGAATTCAGAAACAGTTACGGGATTTCGTTTTTGTATAATTTTCATTGTGGTCTACCTTATTATAATTTGTAAGAAACTTCGCCATTGATCGGATCTACGTGTTGTTTTAAGCCGCGACCTTCACGCTCTGCGTGCCAACGCGCCTCTTTCAGAACATCAAAGATTTCATCCGCTGCATATTCAAAACGTAGGTATAAACTTTGGCGCAATGATTCGGCCAAGTCATAAGCGGATAACATACTATTGTTGTTGATGTATTTAAGTAGCTCGTGAGTGATCGCGTCTAAATCATCCATCTCGATGATGGCATAACTAATATCTTTGCCTAACGCTTGAGTCATTAAAGTACACAGACGGTCTTTGTCGAGATCATCCATGACAGCGAATGACTTAATTCCCATGTCAATTTGATCTTCGATGAAGTCATTGACCTGGGTTTGATAATCCTTTGGTTTTGTATTCATTCTGGTTAGTCCGTTAACCTGGGCTTTTAATATATCAAACTTGGTGCTCATGCTTAACTCCTATTTGTTATCAAGGTTCGCAATATATCTCTTCGTGATAATATAGTCAATAGATATTATATCTTGCTAAACTATATTTCTTTGGTTAATATCAGCGCGACTATATATAAGGGGAACTATATGAACTGGCATGAAAAGATAAAAATGATTAGGAAAAAGCTTGGTTTAACCCAAATTGCTATGGCTGAAGCATTAGGCGTAAAGCAATCTTGTATATCTCAATATGAAAGTGGCCACGCTTATCCATACTCACATTCGAGAAAAAAATATATTGAGTTGGCAAGACAAGTAAAAATACCGTTAAGACTTGAGGAACTATTGCGTGAATAAACTTAACGATGAACAACAAATGTGGGTGTGCGCCCAAATAGACCGTTGGTATTTTGAGTGGAAGCCAAAATTTCCGCCTGATATGCCACACCCTTTAGGCGTCGCCAAAGAACAATTGAAAAATAGATTATGTGAAACAAGCTATGAGCGTAACAAAGACCTGCAAAATCCACGGTGAGCTAACCGAGAAAGATATTAAATCGGGTATTTATCGTGGCAAAAAATATAAGAAGTGTCGGCACTGTGAGATTGAACGCTCAAGGAAGTATCACGCCAAAAAATACCAGGACGAAGAGTGGATTAAGGAAAAACACAAGCGTGATCAATTGCGGTGGGAAACCAAAAAAGAGGAGATTACAAAGAAGCGTCAAACGCCTGAAGCATTAGCAAAAAGGCGAGAGACTTACACAAGGCATAATGAATTGTATAGGGATAGTTATATCAAAAAACAGCGTGATTATAGGAATAATTTACATGATAGCTATATAAAACGATTAGTTAGAAACGGTAAAAAGGAAGCTGATTCCGTGCCGCTTCCTCAATCCATGATCGATTTTAAAAAGGTTTTGATTACTGCAAAGCGCAGGATCAAAGAATTACGAAACAAAAAAGTAGGAGAAGATTTTTATGTCACTAAAAAATATTGAACAGGTTCGCGATTGGATGTTACAAGCGATAGAAAAAGCAGATTCAAACAAACTTAATTTAGATAAATTATTTGCGATCACTAAAACCTGCGAAGGCGTTTTCTCGTCAGTCAAACTTCAACTTAGCTATAACCACATGCGTGGCGAAGAGCCTAATATAAAATTCCTAGAAGATTGCAACAAGGGTATACCATTGAAAGAAGAACCCAAACGAATTAAATAAAAACAAAACCCCTGACAATCGTAGCCAGGGGTTGTTATAAACCACACAACAATAATTACACACAAAACGAGGAGTGGTTGCGTATCGTCCGTGATAAGCAGTGTATTCAATCCGTGAATACAAGACCAGCATAATCTTATTTTTTTGGTTTGGCTATTGGGAGTTTTATGATGCGTATGTGCGAGAATGGCTAGTCGGAAATTGATCGCGTTTTGTTCGAAAAAGAATATAATCGGAAGACTGTTTAGATTTGAACGGGCAAGTCGATTGGGTCAACTTGCCGTCCGAGTAGTGCGGTATCCATACCCCAAAGGTAAGGTAAGGATACCAGCAAAAAACCCTCAATAGAAGTCTTTCTTGGACTTCCTCGGACAAAAGACCCCAACTTTAAAAAAAAAGGAATTGTTTATGTCGGTGGAAAAATATCGCCCAGGCTCTCTTCAACATGAAATTAAACCATTTACCACTCTTCCAAATCATATACTCCAAGGCTGTACAAATGCTGAGGCATTAGCCGTTTGGTGTTTATTTCAAAGCCTACCTACGGATTGGGGTATATGTGTTAAATATGTACAAAATCATTTTGGTTTAGGTCGTGATAAGGTTCGCCGAATTTTCGATGACCTTATCCGTATGAACCTTCTTGAATACCACAAAATGCAGGGTGATGACGGTAAATTCGTACAACCAATATACAAAATATTGAACGGCGATAATTTTATAAACATTGGTTCACCGCGCCCTGAAAATCAGTCTACGGTGTCAATTTCACCGCGCCCTGGTTTACCGGCGCCGGCTAATCAGTCACATACAAAAGAAACAACTCATACAAAAGAAACAAAAACCTTAAAGCTTTCTTCCCCACATGCTCAAAACTTTGACAGGTTTTGGGAAGTCTATCCTCGAAAGATAGACAAACGTGACGCGATCAAGGCTTGGGAGAAACTTAAAGGTGTCGAAATCGACATGGTTGTAGCTGACATCAAGAACCGACTAGCTAACGATGTACAGTGGCAGGACAAGCAATACATCCCATACCCTTCAACTTATCTCAGGGGCGAAAGGTGGAATGATGAGATCATTACCGCTGAACCAAAGGTAAAAGTCACCATGAACCATCTCGGAAAGCCTGGGGAAGTGAGGAGTACAGTGCCTTGGTATAATCCAGACCATGCTACAGTACCCGAAACAGCCAATTCACAGGGAGTGACAGGCAATGACCAAGGAGTCGGATCAGGAAATAAACCTAGGATCGGAGATATGCCAGCAGATCAAGCGACTGTTTTACACCAACCAACCCTGGGTAGAAGTGGTGCACCAGGTAGCACGCGATCTAACGGTGTGCAAAAAGCAGGCGACCTTATTTTTCCCAGGCGAGCCAATGGTTGAAGTATTGAAGAAAATGCGGTTATGGGACACGGTTGATTATCAAGACGCGTTGGGCATATAGCAGGAAGGCCGTTTTTTTAATCGTAGTAAAGCGATTTCAAATTTTTGGTACGGAAGGATAGGTAAAAAAATAATTCAACCTAGATGAAATACGGAGCCTACAGCTATGAGTAATTTTGAATCAGCAGTAGAATGGGTGCTAGAGAACGAAGGGGGGCTGAATGAAACCGTGTGTCATGCCGACCCAGGCGGCCTTACGAATTTTGGTATCTCTCTTAGATTCCTTAGGGAAGTACCTTGGGATAGATTAAGAAAATATGGCATTTTTTATAACGACATGGACGAAGATGTCATCCGTAGCTTGACCCGTGAGCAAGCAATTAATATTTACCGTGGCGAGTTTTGGGATTTTTTCAGGTTCAGCGAAATTGAAGATCAACGGCTTGCTACTTATGTCTTCGATACCGCCATTAATCCAAATCCAGCGACCGCCTTTCGCTGTTTGCAGCGTGCGACTTGGACGTATTTTGGATATGAATCTTTGAAAGATGACGGGGTCATGGGTTCAAAAACACTCGCAAAAGTGAACGCTTGTGGAATATTACTCATGCGGCCTATGATGTCTGAGCGTGCAGGGTGGTATCGAGATCATGCAAATGGTAAATTTTTGGACGGTTGGTTGAGGAGAGCATATCGTGAACCTGTTTAATGACTTGTTGACGGTCGTTGGTAAAGTTTCCCCCTTATTAGGACATTCCCTCAGTTCCCCTGTTGGCGGAATCCTTTTGACGATTCTTGCTAATTCGGTCAAGGCCGATCCAAGAGACTTGAAAGACATCATCGAGAAGATTAAAGCCGATCCCGAATCGGATATGAAGATTAAAGACATGGAAGCGATGGTGAGTGACCTACAATCCGCTCGCAGTCGAGAAGTCGCTTTCGTTAATGCCACCAAGCAACGCGACTGGATGATGCCATTACTTGCACTTGTTTGCGCTTTGGGCTTTATCTTCATGGCATGGATTGTTGCCTTAATGGATGCTGGCACCGATGATAAATATTTTATGTATGCTGTGGTCATTGGCATGGGCGTACAGTTCGCGCAAGTGTATAACTACTACTTCGGGCGCTATAACTCTGAATTACTAACGACACTATCGGCACCCCTCGTTAAGATTTATAATGTACTTTTCAAAAAACCTTAAGGATGAAATACCATGGAACAGGCCAACAAAGAAAAAAAGGAAGTGAAAGCGGTAGAGCTTCCCCCACAAATGTCGCGAAAAGATCGGTTAGCTGGAATCTTACGCGATCACGGAAAGACAATGAGAAAGGCTCGCGCCTTAACTCAGAAAATCTTGTACAACGATAAGGGGATATAATCATGAAAGATCAATACGGTGGAGCAATGGGTCATGGCATGATGCACAAAAACCGCAATGACCAAAAGATCAAGCAAATGCCGCCAGGGGTAAAGCATTATTTAGCGCCAGCCCCAGAGCATAAGCCAGTCTATGTGGAATGCGAAAGGCAAAAGATTAAGACCATGCCAATCGTTTCCCATTTTGTCGGTGGTGGTGGTACTAGAAACATCGTGATGAGTACTAAAGCGCCGAATCAAAAGATTCGATAAGAGAAGGGGGCTTTCGCCCCCTCTTTTTTACTCTTCGTTTTCTTCTTCTTGTTCTAATGGTACTCTAAAGACAATCTTATCTTTCTGACATTCAAAATCTACGCTCTTTGATCTAGTGAAGTTAATTCCATCTTTACGCCACATGAATGTAAAATTATGTGTAGATTTATTATTAGCTTCTTGTCTTACTTTATATCCGTTTGATGCTTTACATATCATCCAGTGATAAGGATCTGACTCTGCATGATAAATTCCTAGCTTATCATCAAGCGTCCAGCCCATTTCACCCATTATATCATTACAGATTCGAACGGTAGTTTGTCTTGAACCCGTTCTTTCATTTTTTTTACCAAACCCAATTGTTAATAAATCGCCCCTATTAAAAGCTGACGTTTTAGGCTCGATCATGATCCAGTTAATTTGTTTCTCTAATTTGTTTATTGATTTTTGAAATTTACTCACGTCTTTTCCCTTTTGAATTTAATTTCGTTGATATACGCCTCGGCAATGACTCTTGTTAAAGTGATTGTCCGATTCTCTCCAAATGTTTTTTGTAAAAAATTTAATTGTTTCAATGATCGATCACTCAGTCTTATAGACGTTGGGAACAATCGTTTCTTTTCTTCCATTCGTATTACTCCGTAGAATCTCCGTTTCTTTCTGGTATCGTTTTTGAATCTTGATTCGATAAAGATGATTCCTATCATCCGCACGGGTCAGGTAATGCAAAGAATGGCTGATATATCCATTATCAGTGACAGCCTTCTTCCAGAAACTCTCAAGACAGTTCGCTTCCACTTCTATTGTTTTTGTATCTAGTTTCGTTTTGTTTTGGTTGTAGCGGTGAATATAGGCTTGGAATATCATGTATCTTTACCAATTTAATTTTTCAACGGTTCTACGATACATTTCAGCTATTACGCCTTCCCTATGTTCTATGCGGGTAATCCTTTTTTCCACATTATCTATTTTCCAATTTAAAAGTGTGATTAATATCATTACTCCTAAAAACATCGCACTGGTTATCCAAACTATGAGTTTATCTATTTGCATTTTTTTACCCTAAAGTGATTTTATATAACTGATTAATCCAAGTGATCCAATGACAATTGCGCCTATTCTCAATATCAGTCTCATTTCCAAGTCTTTAAAGTCTTTTTCAATCTCTTTGACAAGTATCTGAATGTCGCCTTTCGTTGCTAGATGAGTATTGACCATCGAATCGATTAACTCTGCCGTTGCTTCTGCTTGCTGGTGCGCTTGCTCTGCACCTATTCCCGCTTCCTTTAATTTCCTTTCAAAATTGAGTATGTTGCTCATGAGACTTTGTTTCATTGGGCTAGCTCCTGACGATAATCTGAGGGATGTCATTGGGTAACTCCTGTTTATTAACGGTATACATTGACCACCCCTCGATTGTTCTTGATTTATTGGCGGGATTCTAGCTGAAAATCTTCCCATGCTACATCTTGTTCTTCAAATTCTTCTAACATGGTTTAAACCGCCGTACGGTTCAATGGCGACCACGCCATACTGCACAATCTATCCCAAGGTAATTGGTTTATCTTGTCGATGTTTTCTTGTGGCGCATTTGTAAATAATCGCAATAGTTGATTGGCGGTTGTAAAGTCTAAAATAACCGTTTTAGATTTTGTGCCGACAAACATTTTAATTTTTGTGTACTGCTTTTCTTCAACGACTCTTTTGATTATATCTAATTTTGTCGATTTTTTACGTGTTTTCATTATTATATTCCTGTGTGTAATATTGTTGACAGGAATAATAGTAGCCGCCCGTCCACTACGATGCAAGTATTATTTTGCTTAATTTTAAGGTGTTTTGCTGTTATTATTTGGGGATTGTTTAAATAATTATCAAAAGGAATTGATAATGGCTGGTGCTCCTTCAAAGCTTAGTCAAAAACTCATCGATGAACTATGCCATTACATATCTCGTGGCGTTGCTGTTAAATACGCTGTTGATGCAGTAGGTATTAGTCAAGAAACGTATTATCGGTGGCTTAAAGAGGGTTTTAATTTTAGTGAATCCTGGGATGAAGACAGCAAAGAAACAAAACCCCCTCAGTTGGCATTCTATGAGACAATATGTAGAGTTAAGGCAGATTTTATACAAGAAGCTGTTGAAAACATTAAGAAAGCAGGCCGCACAAACAAAAACTGGCAAGCTAATTCCTGGCTACTCGAAAAGCTTTATTCTGGGGGCTATGGCAAGGATTCAACCGAAGTGCTTCAACTAGCCAAAGACATTGAAGAGATCAAGCGTATATTGTTCGCAGATATCGATCCCATGAGCCAACACAGCGCCAAGGATAAGGACGAGTAGAGATGCTCTACAGCGCCAAGCACAGACGGCTAGCAAGCGCTTATAAGCGATCCTATGAGATCATCTACAATAATACCCGCCACAATATTCCCCCCTCTCTGCGTGCATTAGATGACCACCAGTGCGCCCTTCTAAAACTCCGTGACTATCTGGATAGTATTGGGGTTAAAATGCCGATTCCACAATACGAATGAAATCATAATAATGAAAAAAGTTTTTGAGTGTACAAAATGCAACTACATGTTTAAAGTAACCATTCATCCTTCAGAGATACCAAGGATATTGGGCGAAGGTTGCCCAGAGTGCAGAGCCTTCGCGTTAAATTCAATCAGGAATAAGGATATTAACCATGATGGAAATGATCGCCGTAAAACCCGAACAAGAAGCATTGATGAAATTGTCTTTGGCGAAGATTAACGAACTAAATACCCTCGTTAATATGTATATGCCAAGTGAGCATAAGCTATTTGCCCGCCAGGCATTACAAGGCGCGGCACAGTTCGTAAACACCCTAATCCTCAACGGCAAACTAGGAATCCCAGACAATGCTCAGACAATGGCTACTCAACCTATGGCGTCTAGTGACGCGCAAGTCGATGACTCCCCAAGCGCACCAGCTAACCCTTGCGGAAGCGATGCAGCAGTATGATGATTGGGTAGATGCTAAATACGGGAAAACACCAATGAAAATTGAAGGGGGATACAATGAGGATTGAACATATTGAAACAAGCGATCAAAAGATGATCTCATTTTTGCACGATACATTACAGTTTCATGGGGGATTGCTGGAAACATTAAAATCCCGTATTGATGCTTTAGAGCGAAAAGTATTGTCCCTTGATCCACCGAAAGAGGGGCTTTCCATTGGTGAGGCGATCTTTTGGCTGAAGAAGGGATACCACGTGACGCGTGCTGCGTGGAAAAACCCTAAGGTGTATCTATGGCTTCAGGAAGGAAGCTTTACCAGAGGAAGCGAGATACGAGTCTTTACAATTCGTGGGATTGATTGTATATGGTCACCGAACCACGACGAACTATTAACCGATGACTGGAAGGTATGCGAATGACTATCTCAATGTGTAAAAATGTATCTGACGAAGATATGATCAAGATTAAAAAAGAAGGCAAACGTGTGACGTGTAAAGACGGCAATCTTGTCGTTACTGCTTATCATTACAACGATCACTTGTATATCGACGATGTCGATTACGAAGAGAAGAAGACCGATAGGCCAGAACCTAAGAAAGAATGTACACAGGTTCATACCGAAGATTTAGACTCAGACGAAGAGATCGATGGCACTATCATGAAATCAATCATCTCATCGAAATTAAAGCTACACCAATTTGGCATGGGTTTAGATTGTATTCTATTGATCAACCGTCACATTGAAGGCATCCGCTCGACTCTTTGGTCTTATATTCCGCTTGAGATTAGGTCAATCCAAGGGGATGAAAAAGCCGAGAAAATGTTGCAGAGAATGGAAACTCAACTTGATAAACAGCTTAACGATTTTATCGGTTTGGCGGAACAATTTAGCAAACAGGCAAAGGAATTTAAGGACGACGAAGATGTCGTGGCCTGATTGCATCTTCTTGTGCGTGATGTTTATATGTACCGCAGCAATTATTATCGCAATGTTTAAGTGGGGTTAATATGAAAGTACCGTTTAAGTGGGAACCAATAGAGATCGAACAAAACGTTACAACCTATCGTGCGAAAGTCGAAGGTGGCTGGCTCGTAAATCATGTTGTAGCGCGTTGTGGCCAGGAATCGTTGCTTATGATGACCACAACCTTTGTGCCAGACGCTCAACACAAGTGGGAAGTAGAAAAAGATGAACCTATTCCAGAGAATGCTTAGACGGGTTTATTGTGGGGTAACGGCGCATGATTGGGAATTAATAGAAACAAATTTAACTGTTAGATTGATGTTCCCAAACCATAAGGACATTGTGATACCGCACATTACCGAGTGGGTATTGAAATGTAACTATTGCGAGAAGGTCGAACCTAAAAAACGTTATACGAGAGCAACTACATGACAAACGAAAAACGAGAAGAGTTTAAAAAGAAGTGGAGCAAAGAATTTTATTTAGGCGATGGCATTTATGTTTCTTACGATGGCCATAACATTAAACTAACGACTGGTGAGCATAGCGTGTGGCTTAATCCTGAAGTGTTGGAAGCTATGAAGAGCTATGAGGAATCGTTAAGGCAATCAATCCGTAAACTAATGAAGGTGGGGGAATATGAACCTAGAGGCACAGAATAAAGAAACCTGGTGTACACAATACACAGACCAACGATGCACTAAAGAAAACTGCTGCATGAAACCTTTAATGAATAATTGGAGTATCTCTTGTGAAAAGTCTCATAATGCTAGCCGCGCTGCACTCCGCAATATCGTTTCATCCGGCGCACGCATCAAGTGAGCTAAGCACTAATTTCATTGACCACTATGGACACGTGAACACGCGTATGTCGATTCAGTGTAACTCAAGGGCAATCATTCAAAACGATGCGTCTATCACCCATAAGTACCTTGTAGGCACTCGCATTTGTGCTCAGAATAAAGACTGCACAACGAATGAGGGCTGGGTTCAATTAGAAGCTGGTAAGAGGTACGACAACTACTACCAGACTGTATTGCTCACGACCTTTAAGCGTGTTGGCAAGAAGGATTTAGATTGTACGAATTATGTATCAGGCGATGAGCATAAATCACAAATGCTACACGCTTATGCGTATATAGATTAAAAGGGGTTCTTCGGGCGAAGAAAACCTAGAGGGGGGCGTCCACGGGTCTTAAATTTCTATCCTGCAAGGTCGTGGTGGCAGGCTATAAGTTAGCCCCTCTATGGATTTAAAGAGTATTGCATATAGCTCGAAAAGATAAGTGACGCGCTAGGGTATGCTTCTCACTTAATCGAAGAGCGCCTGATTTTTCCGAAAGGACAGACATAGGCTTGGCGTTTATAAGCCTTGCAAGGAGCCTATAGCAAGCAGGTAGGTGCGAGTGAAAGTCTCGCTATGCAATAAAGATTAAAAGTTACCGATCAGTAATATTGTAAGTGTTTTTGTACATTTACTGATGTTTTGTTACTGATCGGGAATAATGTTTGTTGTGCCGGTAATAATAATTTATTGGCGGCACAACAGCACAAAGAGTAACGTCCTACAGCTTGTTCGATGCGAGCGTTAGACCATCCTTAAGGTGGCTAGAATAGAAGGAATGTAGGACAAAGAGTTATGGGCGACGATACTGACCACAAGACGAAAATCAGTAACAAGAGAAGTAGACAATGAGTTGGGAAAATAGCCCACCAGTTCACGGGGCGAAGATACTCAAGCTTAGGGCTAATGTAATGTGGTTGCCGAACTAGCTAGCGGTGTAAATTCCACATGTAAAACCTGATATTGTCTTGGGGAAAATAGCTCCACCAGTTTAGGTGAATTAATTAAAATATCCGAAAAGCAATTACACCAATTAATATTTTATGCTAATGGCGTAAGTGTTCAATATGGATCATTAACGGACGATGGAAGAGAAACATTACGTAAATTATTGCATGATATTAGAGAACAACAGTCGGAAGATTTAAAGGATATTGAATAAATGTTAACTGAAGTTTATATGTCATGCGAGATTTCGGAAGAAGATACATTCGATAATGGGTGTAATATTAAATTGCAACGAACCCATGAAGATAATGTAATAACGATTATTTTAGAAGATGATGGCGGTAAGCCTATTCTGCCATCGGAGATAGAAGTTAGTTTAGATGAACTAATGAAAGCCGTGCAAAAATTAAGCATATAAAGGAATGACTTATGACCCCTCAAGACTTAGAGAAGTTTCCGATACGGATATTGAAGAAGCTTAGACGATCCACCCGTAAGCACCGCGAACACCAAGCTAATCGCGATGGCCTATTCATATTAAACGGTATCATCAAGAAGAAACAACGCAAGATGTTTGAAGAAACTCAACGTGTATTTGAAGGCCGATTTAAGTATACAATGAAGCGACTAAAGTCTCAGGGGGAAATATGAAATATTTAATGTATCTATCAATCGCATTGTTAACCGTTTTGTTTCTTTCTATGAATGTAAAGTTGTTTGAGTTAATAAAACAAACGGATGAATTAAACAACCACCTTCAATACCTTGAAAGATTGTTAGGGGAAAGTGCTTGAAAGACGGATTGTATAGAGTGACCACAAAGTATATGTGTGCTGGTTTCATTATCAAGAATGGCAAACTAGATCGGTGTGCGCCAATACTCTATCCAAAGTTTGGCTATTGGAAAACTATAGCTGTGTTGATTGGAGAGAATGTATGATCGACTTAAAAGAGATTGATAAAATACCACCAGGTCACACACATCTTTGTTTAAAATGCCAAGCGCCATATACAATTTATTATCATGGGATAAAACCAGACATGATATACATTTGTCATTGTGGAGAAGAAAGAGACTTTTCTAAGGAGAATAGTATGAGCGGCTGTCATGTTCCTGCTGTTGGTGAGTGTGCGTGTCAATGTCATGCAACTGGCATTAAAACAATGTTTGCCGTTAATCCCCCGCAGCCTTGTTGCTTATGTGAGGCGATGATTTATGGTGTTTATAAACCAATCGAACAAAAATCAGACGTTCAACATTTATTAGAAAGAATTATCACGCTTGAAAACTTCGTCGGTCAGAACTACGACAAAGATAAGCAAGACTTTCTGAATGCAATGGGCGATTTATCTATGCGTCTTAATGAGATGCAATCATCCTTGCGAGAGTTTGAGAAACAACGTGTAGTGCCTATTCGTGAACGGGTTGACGCGCTTGAACAACATCAAACGAAACAAGAAGTAAGAATCTGTGACCTGCAAGATTCATGGGTTAACTTAATGGCTGAAAGAGACACCTTTGCAAATCGCATGGTAGATTTTGAAGAAAGGTTAGATGAACTAGAAGGAGGGGATTATTAGTGGATGAGTGTGATCATGGTGGACGCGAGCATTTGACAGATGAACAATTAGAAATTCATATCAGAGAAACTAATTTGATTTTGATTGATCAACTTAAAAGTAAGTGGCAATTTTTTAAAGATTCAAACGTTTGTCACGCTGAATATATGACCTATATGATTAATATCATTTGTTATCTCTGCGATATTTTTATTAGTAATATGAAAGAAGCCATGCCGTTTGCATCGGAAACATATCACAAAACTAATCTAATCAAAGCAATTTGCGATTCGTTAGAGCTACAAATTAATGATCATCGTTTGAAGAATACAGGAACTAAACATTAAGGAAGCCATCATGCAACGATGCAGACCAAAAGCAACCGTACACTATCAAGCAATTCAATGGACTGGAAAGAATGTCAAAGAGTTAGTGGAAGCGATTGGAGATGTTGCAAAGCTAAGTGCTTCCCCTTATTCCGAAGATCAAATCACCATTCAAGGTGGCGACTCGTATCTTATTGTTGAGCCTGGACAATGGATATTGAAAAGTGATCATGAAGTCATGATTGTTGATGAGGCATCATTTAAAAATAATTTCGAGATGCTGGATTAATGATTTGCTTCTTTCTCTTCTACAATAAAGCGCTTGGCATTCAAAGACACTTTGCCCGTAACTCACGCGTGAAGCACTGCGACTGCATTTGCTTTGATGGCAAGACCTGGATATTGTTTCAATTTTCAGACAAAGGCGTTGAGTTTGAATCAATAAGAGTCAGCCATGTTTCACGTCTACTTGAACATCTACCAATTATTCCCGAATTGGTATCAATCATTGGCGTTGAAGTTGAAAGGCAAAAGTGCTTTCCCTGGAAGCCTTTCTGGGTAAGATCGTGTAATGAGCTATGCCGATACCTAACAGGGGTTAATATTGGCTTTACGTTAAACCCAAGACACTTGCTCAAAAAATTGTTAAAGTATAACGGGAAAAGGAATTTCCAAGTTATATACGCATGGAGGCGTGAATCATGGGATTATTCGGAGGCGGTGACCAACCGGACAATCAAGCTAATGAGCTAATCGAAGAACAGATGCGCGACAATGAAATTCAGATTGAGCAAAAGCGCAGATCTCTTTATCAAACTCGGTTAGATGTCATTAAGGCGCAAGGAGCGCAGCAATGGACAACCCCTGTTACACCAGGGGAGGGCTACAAGCCAGCAGGTCGAAGGGCTGGCGGATTCAATCAAGAAGCCTATAACCGAGGAATGGCTAAAGGCCAGAAAGCATTAGTTCGCGGATTTACTGGTAATCAATAACCACGCCACAAAAGGATTTGAGGCAATGGATTTCTATAAGCTTAAGTGCCGATATGATGAAACACGTCAATACAAAGACCGATGGCTTGGATTATATAAAGACCTCTACTTCTACGTTATACCTGATCGCGACGCTTTCAATGTTAAATGGAACTATCGGGATGATGGTAAGCCTACTACGGTTCAAGTTTGGGATAATACCGCTGTGCTTGCTGCTTATCAGCGGGCTAATGATTTACACGGGCTATTACTTCCTAAGGATCGTATCTGGGGTAAACTTGTCCTAGACCCTCATTTGTTCTCGGATGAGGAAATTGAATTTGCTCGTCCTGTGATGGATGAAATAAATGACCGCATCTTTTTTTACCTTAACGAGTCTAATCTTAGTCGTGTTGTTAGTTCTAGTAATCTTGATTTGGTCGGCGGAACTGGTGCTATTTGGGTGGAGTCGATATCGGATGACGTGCCTTTGTATTTCCGTAGTATTCCTTCTGTTGCACTTTATATTGAATATTCGAATGATGACGTTCTAAATACGTGCTGGTATCAATGCAAGATGTCTGGTCGTCAAGTGTTAGAAACATTTCCAGACTATCGTGGTAGCCGTTACGGTTCTTATTTACAAGACCCAGATGCAATGGTGGTTGTTATCTATGGACAGATAAAACAAACAGACGGCAAGTTTTATATTTATGCGGTATTAGAAGAAGATCCATTCTATCCACTATGGGAAAGAGATAGTAACTACCCGCAAATCATTATTTATAGGGATCGTGTAAGACCTGGAGAATCCGATGGACGTGGCGTTGGTATGGACTTACTTCCAGCAATTCGTGATCTTAACCGCGTTGTCGAATATGATCGCAAGTCGCTTGCCTTCAAAGCGTACCCGCCAATGCTATATGACTCTAACACTTATTTTAACCCTTATTCTGTTAGGCAGTGGGCTGGTGCATTCATAGCAAGAGCGCCTGGCACGCATCCAATCGAACCGATTACAATGCCCACAAGCCCTGAAACATTGCCAGCGATTCAGCATCTTCAAGAAACGATCATGCGTGGATTCCAAGTTGATCCATTAGGCGAGATTAATGCGCCTGTAAAATCAGCAACCGAAGTTTCAATCAGAGAGAACCGCGCTCAACGAACAAGTGCCACAGACATTAGTCGTTTGATAAATGAATTGCCGAAACAGATTTACGATGTTGCAGGCAAGATTTTATCTGAGCGACGATTATTAGATCGCGGTCGCAAGTTTCAATTAAATCAAAGCGTGAAGAAACTCAAATTCCAATTTGAATCGCCTCTTTATGATTTACAGAAACAAGATGATCTCAATCACTTCATTATGAATATGCAAATCAAACAGCAATTCTTTGGCCAAGCCGCTGCAATGGCAACAGCAAATCTTTTTGAAGTTAATAAATTCTTAACCAATAACTTAAACCTTCATTCACGTCTATTTAAAAATGATGCTGAACTGCAAGAAGTTATTAATAACATCACGGAAGCGCAACAACGTGCAGCGTTACCAACGCCATCAACTTCCGCTGGTAGAGTAGAATTCCCAGGACGACCACAGGTAACAATATGATCTTACAAAAGCAAGATAAGTTAATTCATTTGTTGAATTCTAACCGTATCGATCAATTTGAATATGACAGCTATCTAATGTTTGAGGTAGGCGATCTCGGTCGAAACTATCTTAAGAATTCATTGGAAGCGGTTGCATTAGAAGCACCGCTTAAATGTTCAAAAGATAATGTCATGTGGGTTGACGGCAGGCGTTCAGTCTGGCGTGACATAAAGATTGCAATTAATAAAATCAATTCATTACTGGAAGGAGTACAACATGAGCGACCAGAATTCCCAGACCTCGAATACTACGGAAAACAATGACGGTGAACCTAAAAAGTTTGCCGGAAAATTCGATACAGTGGAAGATTTAGAAAAGGCATATAATGAAGTTGGCCAGACTTTGAGGGAGAATGCTAATCTTAAATCTGAGATTAGCCAATTGAGGAGCGCTCCCGATGAGTACAATTTACCTGATAATATATTGCTTCAAAATGATGATCTTAATGATCTTAAAAAGATTGCAAAGACTGCTAACCTTTCTCAAGAACACTTTGAAAAAGTGGCGCAACAAATGTCTGAAAGGGCTAAAAACAGTCTTGAAAGATATGAAACTCGAAAGAAGGAGTTAGGAGAGGAAAAATTGAACGTGTTGCAGGACTTTGTCAAAAAGTCGTATCCTCAAAATGTTCAGGATGCCATTATCAACAAATGTATAGAGGACAATGAAGCCATGAGCCAAATAATGAATCAAAGAGATAAGCTACTGAATAGCAAAGCCCCAGGCATTGACGGTGCAGGTCAAGGTGGTGGCGGTGGATCACGTGATGCCTATGACGGGCAAAAGGAAGTAAAAGAACTGGCCAAAGAGTATTTGAAATCAAATGACCCACGCATTCGCGAGCGGTTGATTAACGTTGCGCGTGAAGTAGGGCATGAGAGATTTAAGCAGGGTTAGAATTAAAAGACGTTCCACTAGCAAAAGGTTCGGGGAGATGATGCCTTGAACCTTTTTTTTCTGATGTTATAATGTACTCATTGATTGAACAGCCCACGAAAGTGCATACCTGCTCAAACAATCGCGACATTGCAAGCCCCGAAAGGCATACCTTGCAGATAGTCAATAGATAAGTACGTCCATAGAGGACGTGAACTTTATTGATTTTAATCTGTGAGGGATCACACTATGCCAGCTCAAATTGATTTAGCTGCCGCGATGCAGCTTTTCGATACCTTCGTAACGCTGAAGTATCAAAATAACCTAAGACTACAAGACACCATTGACGAACGTCATGGTACGACTGGTACGACTTTAAACGTACCTGTTTCTGACTTGATCGAAATGGAAGAAGGCAACTTTGCGCCTACCGACATTTTGCCAACGCCAGTAAACGAAACAAACGTTCAGGTTCAAACCAACGACTATCACTTGAAAACAGTGATCGGTGGTGGTGAAAAGACCTTATTCAACTTCGACAAGATCGTTGACCACGCAAAGCTTCACGCTTTAGCTGGTGCACGTATGGACGATTACATCAAGATCAATGCGATCTTCAGTAACCCAAGCGTTGCTTCGATCTATACGGTTGACGTGGCTGTTGGTGTGAACACTGGTATTAACGAAGCGAAAATGGCCGATGCACTCAGCTATCTTGAATCTCAAGGTGTTGATGTCATGGACTACGCCGTTAGTATGTGGGCACCAGCGCTCTTGAAGAAGTCGATGTATAACGATGACAAGATCGTTAACTTCTTCTACAACGACGTTAAACCACTCACCAACAACAGAATCCAAACCTACTTAGATGTAGATTGCCGATTCTTGGGTGAAAACGGTATTAACAAAATCCCTTCAACTGATATTGGTGGCGGCATAGACCAGTACCTTGTTCCGATGGTTCATCGTGATGCAATCGTACAAAGCTACAACCGTGATCTGTCAACCAGCATTACCTGGTTGCCTAACCAAGATCGTTGGGAATTGTTGACCATCTTAACTTCCGGCGCATACATCATTCAATTGAATGGTATTGCTTTAATGGAAGCTAACAACCCATACGCGGCTAACCCGTAATCAAGGAGGATTACTATAATGAGCAATTTTGAAACTATTACGCCGGTGCATGGTGGGATTCCTGGAACAGCTCCAGGCCGCATTATGGCCTCAACCGAAGATTCCTTAGCGACTATTATGGCCGCTGGTTATCTAAATGACATTGGTGAACAAGGTCAAATCAAAGCCAATGACATCTTTGAAATTAACTATCTCGACAATAGCGTGTTCCCTGTGGAAACTGGGTTATCCGCTGTTTATCAAGAATTTCGGGTTCAATACGATCCTGTATTGGAAAACTGGAACTTGATCCCAATGAGCGAACCATCGTCAGCAATCGCAGCACTTGGCGTTCATTCTGCCAATTACTCGTATGCTGGTGGCGCTGCTTCCGTTTCGTTTGAAGATCCTGCTGTGTTTGCAAACAGTGTGGTTCTTGCTCGAATCAAATCCAGTGCTAACGCTGTCAACGTTCGTAGGGTTGTACCTGCAAACGGCAGCTTAACGGTTGTGTTCTCTGCTGATCCAGGTGCTTCTGTCATCGAGTACATTTCAATACTTCCTTCTGTTGCCCTGCAAGATGCAGGTGTGATTGCTGCAAAATATTCAAATGCTGGTGGCTCTGCGACCCTTGTAATCAGCAATGCAGACGTAGCTGCAACCGATGTTGTGATGGCAAATCTCGTCACCTCAGCGAATGCAGTAAACATTAACAAGGTAACGGCAGGTGCAGGATCGATTACGATTCTTTTCTCTGCTGATCCTGGGGTGTCTGTTGTGTCTTACTTTGCTATTGAAGCATCCGCTGAATTAACGGCAGATGGTTTATATGCAGCAAGATACACAAATGCTGGTGGCTCTGCGACGACCACGATTGCTGATGTCAATATTGGCGTTGATAGCATCGTTGTTGCTGATTGGAATAGCTCTGCTAACGCTGTAGTTATCCAAAAAGTCACTCCTACCGCTGGTCAATTGGATATCTTATCCAGTGGCGATCCAGGTGCTTCCGTATTAAATTACGCTGCAACTGCTCAAGAAGAAGGTATCCAATCAGGTGAGTTTCTAGAACGTGCTAACAACTTGTCAGATGTTGCAAGTGTTGCCACTTCAAGAACTAATCTTGGTTTAGGTACTGGTGATAGCCCAGTGTTTGCTGGTGTGACTCTCGGAAACGAAGGTCTTCACTTGTTGGATACTGACGCATCACACGACCTGGTAATCAAACCTGGTAGTAATTTAACTGCTGATCGTATCTTAACTATAACCACAGGCGATGCTGCACGGACTTTAGATATTTCCGCTGCAAGCGTTACTGTGTCTGCGTTTGGTGCGACCTTGGTTGATGATGCTTCTAAGTTAGTAGCATTAACAACCCTTGGCGTTAAACGTGGTACAACTGCGGCTTACGGCGGCGGTGGTACTTCAAATGCCTTCGTAGCAACTGGCTTAGTGGCAACTGACATCGTGGTAGCACAGATGTTGAATTCCACTAACAACGTTGCGGTCACGCAAGCAGTTCCAACTGCTGATACTCTAACTGTTCGTTTCAGTGCTGACCCTGGTGCTGCAACAACCGTTAGCTGGATCGCAATCGCTACTGTGTAACCGAATTGAGGGGTGGCATGATGCTGCCCCTCATTAAATAAGGGGGCAAGGATGCCATCTCAACTCGATGTAATCAATTTTGCCTTGACTGAGATTGGAAGGCCACCCGTAACAAATGCTGACGATCAACCATCTTCTCAGTTAATGGCAGCTAAATTGCCCGTACTACTTGGCAAGTTTCTTCAATTAACCGATTGGAATTACACCATCCAATTCGTGATTGATAACACACCAATGGTTTCTGCATTCTCACCGGATTTTTTATACAGCTATCAGCTACCACCCGATTTTTTACGGTTTGATCGTATGTCTCCTTTGACGACAAACTTTGGATTGTATTATCGAATCATTGATAGTTTGCTTTGCACTAACATGAAACCGATTCAATACTATTACGTTTCAAATGCACTTGATTACGAATTACTACCGCCAACCTCTTTTATGGCGCTCTCTCAATATCTTGCTTCAGAATCAGCAATGGCATTAACGAATAATGTAACCCTTACTGGCTATATTCGTAAAAAATATGAAGCCTCATTATCTGACGCAATGCGATTTAATGACATGGAACGTTACGTTCAATCGATGCCTTATAATGATTTTGATAGGCAGACTTACATTTAAGGGTCGCTATCATGCCATTAAAAATGATTCGACAAACGACATTTACGGCTGGAGAAGTTGATATTGTTAACTTCAAAAGAACCGATGTTCAAGAATATCTTGCTGCCGCTCAATCACTTTTAAATATGGAAGTAGGAACCACCGGCCTTGCTAAGAAAAGACGTGGTACTAAATTTTTATTAAATGTTGCAGCCTATGCTGAAACTCAATCTCAAATGTATGAGTTTCAAGATAAGCTTGGAAACTTTTATTTGTTTCTTTCAGCAAATCTCGCCATGCACATATTTACTATTAGCGGTGATGTACTAACGTTTTTCCAAACAGTCGTCACACCTTATACGTCAGCACAATTACATGATGTCGATTATGCGTTAGATAATGACAGCCTTGTGCTAACTCACTCTTCTCATCCACCAGCGAGAATTTATATCCCTGATTATGGTACAGGTCTATTTAGCTATCAGGTATTAAACATATACCCATTTCCAGCATTTGATTTTGGAACGGTCGATTATAATAATGCAACCGTAGCACTCGCTGTCGCTGGTAATGTTTTGACAATGACACTCACCAATCTTCCTGTAGGACAAACGTTTACAAGTGCTTGGGTTGGTGGGCAAATTATTGGTGGTGGTGCTACCCCTGAGGCGCCCGTCGGTTATGCGATCATTGCAACAGTGAATCAAGTTGGAACGACAGCAACATTTACAGCTAACATTCAAATCGCATTTGAAACAAATCCAGGCGATTATTCTGTTGTTGGTTCGCAATATTCTATTCGACAGCCTGCTTGGAGTACTGCTCTTGGTTGGCCTGCCAAGGTGTTGTTCTATCAAAACCGTTTATGGTTTGCAAATAGCAGAACGCTTCCTGGTACGGTATTTGGTTCAAAGATTAATGCGCCAGTTAACTTTGACGTGGGTGTAGGACGTGATACCGATGCGATTATTTACACAATTGGTCAGACAAACTCAGGTCAAATTCTCTGGTTGAATGGTGGTAAGCAGTTAGAGATTTACACTCAAAACTATGAATTCGTTTGCCCTCAAGATCAAAACGTTGCGCTAACGCCATCGACTTTTTCTATTCGCCAGCAGTCTGGCTATGGTTCATCACCCGAAATCAAACCAGTTACCTATTTGAATGATTCCTACTACATCACAAGAACAGGTAAGGCCATCATCAATTTCCATTTTAATGGCATTGGTCTTGCTTATGTATCAAGCAATGTGAGTATGCACTCTGAACATTTAGTTAAGAATCCAATCAATCGAGCCTTACTGCGTGGTACGGATGTAAGCCAGGACAACTTGATTTATTATCTAAATGAAGATACCACTTTAACTTCATTCCAGTTTTCTAGTGAATTTAAGCTCGCTGCCTTAAGCCCTATTGGGTTTCAAGCATCCGATGTATTGCTCACTGAAGATAATCTTCCAATCCTCGACGAAAGCGGTATTGCCCTGGAAGCAGAGCAAGCCGATCAAACCATCACGACGATTGATTTGGTCAATATCAATAATGAGATTTACTTCTTAAAGTTTTATAACGTCACCGAAATCTATGCCCTTGAAAAGTTTGATTCGAATGTGAAGCTGGATAGCTACCAGTCAACCACCATGGACGATACCGGTGTTATAACTGGTCTTGACATTCTGGATGGTTATATTGTAGATGTAGTGTACAACGGTGAAGACTATGGACAATATACAGTCGATAATGGAATGGTACAAGTCGATAATCCTTTGAATAATTCTGGGGATGTTTTTGTCGGCCTTCTCTACGATGTTGTATTGACCCCAATGTATATCTTTGGAGGCCAGAATCAATCTAACTTCTTCAAGCAAATTACCCGTATTTATGTGGATTATTACAATTCACTTGATTTTGAGATTAATGATACACTTGTTCCATACCAGCAATTTGACGAGATACAAGATGGGTTAGGTTTAGTGCCGAAAACGGGCACTGCGATTGTTGATCCAGTTTTGGGATGGGATAGGTTCCAAACATTCAGTATCACGCAATCATCCCCCTTCGATCTTCAGATTCTAGGTATTGCTTACGAAGTTGATGAAGCCCTAATTTAAAGGATTAAATATGGCTGACCCCATTACCGCAATTGCTGTCATCGCTGGTGCCGCTGAGACTGGCAAAGCCATCTTTCAAACACAAGCTGCTGGCGCTAAAGAAGATGCGCTCAAACTTCAAGCCAAACAAACTCAATTGCAATATCAGCAAAAGACCATATCTAATTTAGATATGCTGGACAAGATTACTCAAGAGCAAATAGCTCAATCTACCGTCAGGGGTTATACGATTGACTCTCCCAGCTTTAATGCCATGGAGCGTGAATCATTCAATATTTCATCTCGTATGCAAAAAAATCTTAACGTCGAAGAATCTATCCTTGAACGTAATAACGCGATTGAAAGGGCTAATGTTAAACGTACGCTCTATGCCCAATTGTTTGGTGACGTGTTAGATGTTGCCAAGATGGGTGCGGAAATCTATACCAAAATGCCGACTATGGAGTAATAAAAGATGGCAGAAAAGATTGTTCAGTTTCGGGAAGATTTTCCGATTCTAGGCAGTGTGCCTATTGCCGATGCCTCTAAAGGATTTGAATCTTACGCACAAGTTGCGGGGGATGTTGCTGAATTTGCTGGAAAGAAAGTGGCAAGCATGGAAGAGCAAAAAAGTAATTTCATGCTCATGGAAGCAAACAATCAAGCTGAAGATTTAAAAACAAATACAAAGATCGCGATTAAACAGAATCCTGATCAGGCAGAAAGTATTTTAACGGCTTACAATTCTACTGCTGCATCGATAAAGCAAAATACATCCGTTAATGCGACGGATAGATCAAAGTTAAATTCGTTGTTAAATACTGATAACAATGAATTGAAGATGACAGCATCTAGTGAAACGCTAAGGATTCAAAAGCGTAATGCTGAGATCAAACTTTGGGGTGGTTATCAAACAAGCATGAAAGCCGTCCAGGATGCTGTTGATTCTGGCGATATGAAGCTTGCCAAGCAATTATCTGAAACGGTGGTTGGTAACTTTAAATCAGCCGCTTATGCCGATGTAGTGAGTGCTCAACAATATGCAAACGTTTTAAAAGGTGTTGGTCTTTTATATGATCGCGCAGAACAACTTCATAACCTTGCAATGAATCCCGATACGGATGCTCAAGCATTCCACCGAATTTATCCATCCCCTTTTGATAATGATTCAACAGATAATTCAAAATTGCCCGTGAACCATTCCACGGTTTACCTTCATGCGGATGGCATGAATGACAAAACCATGGGTGGGGTTGAGAGAGCCATTCTAAATAATGAAAAAATACCTTTTAGTACTGCTGCAAAATCCGATGAGAATTTTGCTAAAACTTTACAATGGCTTGCAGGTAAAAATGAAGCAACTGCTTTAATTGATTCGGGCAATAAATTCAAGATTGATACTCGCATGAGTGATCTTGAAACGAAAGCGAGTAAATCTCCTCGTGAGGAAATGGAATACCGATACCTAAAACAATATCAAGATAGATTGTTGCATGGCGATTCTCAACGTCTTATGGCTGAAACCCCATTGGGTTCACGCATTGTTCAAGATTTCAATGATCGTTTGAATGCGTTAAAAGTTGGTGGTTACTCTCAAGCAGAACAACAAAAGTTAACACGTGATTCATACAATCACATGATCGATAGCTCAATCTCATATTGGGATGCTCAACACATTGATCCGCATTTGAATCAACCTATACCGCCTGAAATTGTGGCTCCTATGGCGCAAGCATTTAAACTTAATGGCGATGCGAATGTTGCGCTAGAACGTATGAGCTACATGGATAACTATCAAAAGCAAGCTTATGCTGCTCGCGCTATGCCAACCCCTGTACAGCGTGAAACAATGCAGACTATTGCTTTGGCTAACAATAGCATTGGTGTTCGTCCAGAATGGAAGAGAACATTGATTGAAGCACAACAACCAAATCAATCTAAAGAATTGATGCTAGAGAAAAATGATCCTAAGAAAATTAAATCTGAAATTACCAGCCAATTATCAGATGTTGTTTCCTATCTTTCTATAGGCACTGATAAAAATGAACCTCGTGGTCAAGCGATGGTGACAATGCTTTATAACAAAGTCATTTATGATGGTGTTAGGAATGGAGATTTTTCTTTAGCGAACAAGGATGAATATATTAAAGATGCCGTTGACAATATGCGTATGGCATACAACATCCATAATGGGATGTCATCGACTGCTAACCTAACACAATTAAATATCTCTCAAGCTGATTGGAGTTATATTTCAAGGCATGAACAAGCTGAAGTTTACAAGAATCTTTATAACTCAAGAACTCATAGTGAAGTCTCGGCGGCCGTTGATCGCAATCCTTTGCGAACAGTGTTGACACAAACCAATCAAGTGGTCGTAATGGATGGTTATGGCAACGTGTTATCAAGCCATCCTTATAGCGAGAAACTTCGTATGAATGCAATCCATGACACTCAATCCGAAGATGTTGAAGCAATGAGAAGACAGAATATAAGTCAAACGGCTAGAGGTGGTTTGTTAAGCGGAAAGGGTTATTAATATGCTGAGAAAATATGAGCCATCCGCTAAGTCTTATAACAACTATATGGAAGATAGTAATCTCACGCCCATTTCAACCACGCATTCAATCTTCAATGGTTTAACCGAAGGTATAGGCACTAACATTCTGGCAGCCCAGGAAATAGGATCAGTATTAACAGGCGTGCCGTTAGTTGATGAGAATGTTAAAAATACACTTGAGATGATCGAACAAGAAAATAATGCGCCAGGTCAAGGGGCTGGACAGATTACCGCGAATACTGTTTCCAATATGATTGGTTCCGGTTTGGGTACTGGCTATCTTGGCAAGATGGCAGCCCGTGGCGTTGGCATGGCTTTCGGTCAATTAGGTAAAAAGGTTCTACCTTCAGCCGTTGAAACCTTCTCGAAGAAACCATTGACCCGTGTCTTTGGTGAAAACGTGGAACAATATCTTCCTAAGGCCGTGGCCGAGGAAGGTAAGCGTACTATGCAAATAGGTGAGTTTGGACAGCACTTGGCTGAATCCTATGGCATGGGTGCTGGCTTTGTCCTACCTGAAGCAATTACCGCTAATTACAAAGAAGATACCAATACCCTCAACTGGGGTGGTGTCGCTAAAGAAACGCTTGGCTATGGCGGCGCTATGGGGCTAGCAATTGATGTCTTTCCATACACCGCTGGTGTCATTTGGGGAAAGACTAAAGGCTTTATTAAAGACGTTGAGAAAATGCCGTTGCCTGGTTCCCTTAAAGGGGTAGAAGAACATCCCTTATTAGATGGTGCAACGAAGGCGCATGAACAAGGGAAAATCACCAAGGATGAATTGAACTGGTTTAAAGATTATTTAACCAAACCTGAAGATATCAATAACCTGAAACAAAAGGGTGCATCCATTTTAATGCAAGATGGCCATCCAGTAGACCCTGCTCAACTTCATGTAATGCTTGAACTCATGAAGCCTGAAGACGCTGAAAGTTTTCTAACTGGTGTTGCGGATCAATTGGGTTCGGCCGTTGATGCAACAGCGGATAGTTCACTCTCTGATTATGTTGTTAATAATGGCCTTGATCGGCTTCAATCTGATCCGAAATTAATTAACGGTCTTAAAGGATTCCATGAATTAACTGAGCACAAGTTAAGCTTTAAGAATGAATCATTAGAGAAATTAAGAGCAATTAAAGAATCAAAAGATATATCGCACATTAATGCGCTACATCCTTTTTCTCAAAAAAATATTCATAAAATAATTAAAAAGTTTAGTAATGAAGAATCACACGTTGCAAGCTTGCCTTTCACTATTCCTGAAAATATATCAAGAAGAATTAAGATTGAACAAAAAATAAATGATTTAAAACGCAAGCTTAAAAATAATCCGTCTAATAAGCAGACAATGCGTAGGATAGAAGAACTGGAAAAAAAGATTCCTAATATATTATCGCCTAAGGCTGAGTTAGAAAAGATCGAAAAAGATTTAATCAAGAATGATCGAACGATTGATAACTTCAGGTCAACGAATGCCTATCAACGATTGCATGATCTTGCTCAAATATCTGACAGAGCTAAGGTATTACTTCACCATGTTGAATTGATGCGCGATTATGAAAAGCAAGAAGGATATAAAAACATTGCTGATATTCTGATTCAAATGTCTGAGAAAGGTTTTAGAAAGATTTCAGACGGTGATCGAGTGGTGAGCTATCTTAAGAATCGTATAGAACAAGCGTCTGGTTTAAAGCAAGAAGTTGAAATGGCCGAAAGGATTAAAGAAGAACCTGTGCCACAAGACGCTGAAAAGGTATTGGAAGAACAAGCCGAGAATCAAAAGACTGAATCGGAAATGCACAAAGAAGCCTACGATCAATCAAAGGCAAAATTTGATGAATTTAAAAAGTCAGAGAACATATTTAAAAACTTTATTCAATGCGTAATGGGATCGGCAAATGGCTAAAGTAAGCAAGGAATGTCTATCAGCGGCTTTGGAAGGATTGAAGAATTTCAAGGACGATGATTTAAAAGAATATGCAAACCAAGTATTTGCGAAAGCCAGAGAGTTTGACAATTTGGCTGGTGTTGCTGCCATGGAAAAAGCCATTAAAGAAGTGAATGATGTTAAGGCTCAACAATACTTTTCTGACTGCATGACGAAAGCTCGTAGCATTTCAAAGATGAATCGACTCGTTGAAAAGTTTAAATCAGGTACAGCTAACATGCGTCAAATGTTAGTTAGGCGTCATAAGGATTTATCTGACAACGTTGAATCTGCTCAACGCGCATCTATCATTAAGCTTCATAATTCATTCTTCCGAGAATTAAGTGAAGAAGAAGTGAAACACATTATCGATGGTAAGAATGATATTGATATTCAACGAGCAATTGATGGTAAGAAATCAACGCTTGAAGCAAAAAGCATTGCTGATAAATATCAAAAGTATGTTGAAACCAGAAACACGGATACCGTTTTATCGGACGCCCTTCCTTTAGAATTTATCAACAAAGATCGTTACCTTCGAGCGATGCACGATCCTTCCAAGATTCTATCAGGTGGCCAGAACCTTGTGGAAAAAGCTTTAGCCAAAGGTCAAACCCTAAGCCATGAGGCTGCTAAGAAACTTTGGATGGGAACCATTAAAGGTTTATTGAACATTGAGAAAACCTACGCTGGCACTAAAGCGATGGGTATTGATGGAAAGGTTGACATGGCCGAAGTCGATAAATCCTTATCAACCATATTTGATAATATCATCAACAGCCGAAGCGACATCTTTACAAAATCCCGTGTGGTCAATGATGCTGAAGCGATCCAGAAACGATCACGCATGTTCTTTGTCTGGAAAGACATGGAATCATGGGGTAAGTATAATAAGCAATATGGCCGTGGTTCTTTCTTCGATGCCATGATGGGCGACATTCAATCATCCGGCAATAAGATTGGAATGGCACAAGTCTTTGGCGATGATCCTTACCGAACCTATGCGGCACTGCGGAAGGTCATGGATGAGACAGAACCAAAGGGCAAGCTTTGGTGGAAACATACTGACTGGATGTTTCAAGAAGTCACAGGGCAGAATAAGGCGGCTGTTAGCCCTAAGATGGCAAACTTTGCAGGGAATGCCCGTGCTGCAACTTCGATGGCATCATTGTTTAAAATCTCAATGCAGTCTTTGAATGACATAGCAAATGGTATTATGTATACCCGTCGTTTTGGTCTTGGTTATTTTGAATCTTATGGCAATCATCTTCAAGGTTTATTCGATAAAATATCATCCGAAGATAGAAAGCATTTTGCAAATATCCATAAAGCAATGGTCGATTCACAGATTGGTTATGTTGGTCGTTTTATTGATGCTCATAACACAGGCGATTTAATGAAGAAAGTAAGCGCTGGTTACTTCAGAAACATTGGCCTTGAAGCATTAGATAGAGGAAATAAGATAAGCACCATGCAGGGAATGGCAACACACTTGACTCGCATGTCAAATCGGTCGTTTGAAAAGTTAAATCCAGAATTACAAAACCAATTAACCAAATTTGGTGTATCGCCTAAAGAATGGGATTTATTACGAAAGAAAAATAATGGTGGTTTATTTTCAATAGATAATGCTGAGCGTGTTACCGATGATGAATTGAAATCTCTATATAATGAAACAAATCAAGATAAATCACTTTACGATTTACGTCAGGATGTTATTAGAAAAACATTTACATTATTCGATGTTGCATCCGAAAATTCAGTGTTAACGCCTGGCGCATGGTCAAGAGCCTGGGCGTCTTTCGGAACATCTCCTGGCACCATTGAAGGGGAGATCACCAGATCACTCATGCAGTTTAAAGGTTACGCTATCAATTACATTGATAAGGTATTAGTCGGTAATTGGATTGATGCAGGAAGTGCGCAAGCACGGTTTCAATTTGCATTGCAGTTAATGGCAGCAACAATGCCATTATCTGTTTCTTCAATGATCCTAGATAATTGGTCGAATGGGTTTCAAGCAATGCCTGATTGGAATCAATTATCCATTTCAGATAGAGAAAAGCTTGTTGTGACTTTAATGGCACCAGGTATATCACTTGCTAATAAAGTATTGAATACCAACAATCAAAATCAAACCATGTTAGCTAATGCGTTGTGGACACCAACGTTAAGGTTGCTCAGCGATAGCGCATCAATTCCATGGGAAGCAATCACTGGCAATACAAAGGGGTTGAAGAAGTCAATTGAACGGATTGCGGGGGATGTTATTCCATTCGATAATATGCCTATCGTATCACCTTACATGCGACAAGTATTTGGAACGGAGGGTTATAAGCCACCAGGCTTGACTCGACTTTACGGAAAATAATTTAGGAGACATAAGGATATGTCTAGCTTACCGCAACAGATTACGATTGATCAGTATGTCGCCGATGGCGTTGAAGTCGATTTCATTTATAGTTTTTTGATTCCAACCACGGTTGACATTGCAGTTTATGTAACGCCCTCTGGTGAAGACCCTAATCCCATTGATGATCTTCAAACCCTGAACGTCGATTACACTGTATCAGATACAGGTAACACCAGTGGCGGAATTATAACGTTCACAGTAGCGCCAGCTTTAGGTGATGTTGTTACTCTATCTCGTAACATTCAGTTCTCAATTAATACTAACTTTGCTAGCGCTCAAACCATTAGTGGTGTGAATCTTGATAACGCATTTCAACGTGTGACCTTGATGGCACAACAATTAAATTCGTTTTATCAATATCGTGGTTTGCAATACATCATTAACTCATACATTCCACCAGCAGAAACACCAACCCAAATGCCATTGTTGGGCGATGGTCAAATCTGGCAAGGTTCTGCTGGTGGTACCGTCATTGCGGTTGATCTTGAAGAAGATCCAAACGTCAGTACATTGCGTGGAGAACTAGCAAGCGAATCTCAAGGTGGGGATGGTGCTGAATTGATTGGTTACTACGATGAGTATTTTAATGTTGGTCAAACGCTTGCTGAATTTTTGAATGGATTGCCTGCATACATTTCAGATGTCGTTAGCGGTTTGGTTCCTACCATTGGATTTGCAACGGGTGATATTAAACCATCCATGAGTGCGGTTGCTTTATCTGGTTGGATTGTATGGATTGACGGATCAATTGGATCTGCTGCATCCGCTGCAACAGTCAGAGCAAATGCTGATACTCAACCATTGTTTGAATTGTTATGGAATGGTTGTTCAAATACCATTTGTCCTGTAAGCGGTGGACGAGGAGCAAACGCAACAGCGGATTTTGTTGCAAACAAAAGATTAACATTACCATTAACGAATGGTCGTGCTTTGGTAAATTTATCTAGCACTTACAGTCTCGGCGAAACGTTTGGTGAAAACACTCATACATTAACATTGCCTGAGATACCATCACATGATCATAGTGGATCAACACTTGATGGTATTGCATTTGGTTTCGGTGCAGGTTCACAACAAGGTCACTATCCAAGATCACCAAATCTTAGCGCTATTACTGGAGTAAATATTGCTGAACAAGGTGATGATCAGCCACACGAAAATAGACAGCCTTCCGTTGCCGTTTATTATCATGTGAAACTTTAACATGAACTTTTTATTAGCAAGTGAAGACAGTGAATGTATTGCTTTAACTGAAGCGATTGATTATATGTTCCCCGCCATTTCAGATTTATTTTTTCACATACCAAATGGCGGTGGCCGATCAAAGCGTGAAGGAAAAAAGTTTAAACAAATGGGTGTTCGACGTGGCATACCAGATTATTTTTTATCATTAGCACGTGGCATATATCATGGATGTTACATTGAAGTTAAGCGCAAAGAAGATTGGAAAATTACCAAAGAACAAATTGAAAAAATCACAAAGCTTCGAGCGCAAGGATATTATGTAGATGTTGCCGAAGGCTGTGATGAGGCTTTATGGATTGTTCGTAACTACATGATTCTTAAAGAGAATGAATCTTTAACTGTTAAATTTATGACCTAACAAATGTTCTATGTGAAACATTTTTGAGGAACCAAGGATGGGTTTGCTAGCGAGTGTTAAGACTGATACGGCAAAGCTTTTAGAGATCGCAAAACAGAAAGCGGTTTCAAAATTTATTTCTCATCGAGATGAAGAAGGTTATCTTCATTTAAAATATTACAATGATTCGCAAATAAGAATTCCAATCATTCCATTTCGACCACACCAAGAAGAAGCACAAACAAAATTATTTATTGATGGTGTTAAAAGAATTTATGTTTGGCGTCCACGTCGGTCAGGTAAGGAAGTTGAAAGTTGGAATTTCATTGTTCAATCAGCAATTGAAACACCAGGTTTATATTTGATGATCTATCCCACTAACGTTCGTGCGCGAATGGTATTGTGGGATGGTGCAATTGTTATGCCGGATGGTTCTTCACTTCGCTTCTTAGATATGATCCCGAAAAAATTATTATCGCGCAAACCTAATGATCAAGACATGACAATTAAATTAACCAATGGTTCTGTCATTCATGTATTAGGTTCAGACATTGATCCAGATAAACTTCGCGGTGTTAACGCACGAGGCGCAGTCTTCTCTGAATTTGCTTATAGTGATCCGCGTGTGCTTCATATTTTGATGCCCGTATTCAGACAAAATAATGGTTGGATATTTATTCAGACAACACCTAATGGTATGAACCACGCTTATCGTTTTATGAATGAAGTTAAGAATAACGATAAATGGTTTTGTCGAATTGATACGGTTGAAACAATTGTTGATAAGGATGGTAATCGTTACATCACCGATGACATGGTTGATGAAGATAGAAAATCCGGTATGCCTGAGTGGATGATCGCACAAGAATATTATTGTGACGTTCAAGTTAACCAAGAGACATTATACTTCTCACGCGAAATTGATAACCTCATTAAAACAAATCGCATCATTCCTGATTTGATAATCCCGAATTCAAGAGTGTATGCGTTCTATGACATTGGTTGGAATGATTCAACAGCAGTGTCTCTGGTTCAATTAGATCATCGTTGTAACCCACATGTCATTCATTACTTTGAAGCGAACAATCGAACGATGAGTTATTACGTTCAAGAAGCAAGGTCGTTTTGCAGTAAGCACGATCTTATGCTTCATTCGCATTACATCCCCCATGATGGCCAGAAACGGGATTGGAATACTGGTAAGAACACGGTGGACTTCGGTCGTGAGATGGGTGAAAACTTTGTTATCGTTCCAAAGCCTACTAGCAAGATCAATGCCATCAATCAAATGCGTCATATGCTATACCGAACCAAGTTTAATAAAGAAAATACGACCAGGCTTATCGATTGTCTTTCAAATTATTCAAAGGTTTATGACGAGAAGAATGGCATCTATAAGGAAGAACCCCTGCACGATTGGTCATCCCATGGGGTAGACAGTTTTCAGACCATGACATTAGCTTTAGATGGCAATCTGGTTAATGTAACCCCTATGGAAATAGTGTATATTAACAACGTGTAGACAAGGAGAGTCGCATGATTACGATGGGTTTTGCTTTTGGAATTTCTGATATTGTTACATTAGATACGCCATTTTCTTACAACGGCAATCTAATCTATTCCTCATACATTTATGTTTATACCGCAGCCGGTGACATCGTTTACCGTAATTCTGCTGGCGATCTCCAATATCTACCTAGCGCTGCTCTTGGTTATAACCCTATTGCGGCAGCCGAAATTGTTACTTCGGGTGATGTCAATGGAACAACCAGAACAACGACCGCAACAGGTTTAGCTTATTGCGCGAGCACAAAGTATTAAGGAATAGCTATGCACCTAATACTAAAAATAATGACGGTCATGTTGCCATTTTATGAAGTCGTTATGAATGAAGATAACTTTGCACCGCCTAATGCGATCTTAACTGAAAGCAATTTGGCGATTGAAGATGAATCAGGAAACCCATTGCTAACGGAGTAGCAACGATGCCAAAGATTAGTAATTTACCCGCAGCCGCATCCGCCATTGTAACGGACTTAATTGCAGCCGTTCAGGGTGGCGTAACGAAGAAAGAAACCTTACAGCAAGTACTCAATTTATTTAGCGGCACCATCACTATTACTGAGGCACAAGTAACAGGGTTGGTTGCTGACCTTGCATCTAAATTTGCTATAGCTAATAACCTTTCTGAAGGTGTTCCAGCTACCATGAGAACCAATCTTGGATTGGTGATTGGTACTAACGTTCAGGCATACAATGCAAATCTCCAAAGCATTTCCGCATTAGGAACCGCCGCTAACAAAATGATTTATACTACTGCCCTGAATACATGGGCTGAAGCTGACATTTCAGCAGTAGGTCGTGGCATTGTTAATCTAGGCGCTGGCGCTGCTGGCGTAATTCTGCGATCCAATGGCACGAATTATGTCGCTTCCACTTCAACATTTGCTGATACCTATGCGATTAATTCAATGCTTTTTGCATCCGCTGCCAATGCTATTACTGCATTAGCGCCCGCATTAAGCTCCGTATTATTAAGCTCTGCTGCATCTACTGGCGTTCCTGTTTGGTCTGGCGCTATGACCAATGGTCAAATGATTATTGGCTCGACTGGCGCAACTCCCGTTGTGGGAACTATCTCGGCTGGTGCTGGTATTAGCATTACGCCTGGGGCTGGTACTTTAAATATTGCAGCAACCGGAAGCGGTATTGGTTGGTCAACCATTGCTGGCACGACCCAAGCGGCCGCTGTCGATAACGGTTATGTTGTAGGTAATGCCGCACAAACAACGGTTACATTACCCGCAGTATTTGCAGTGGGTGCAACGGTTGAAGTAAGAGGGTTGGGTGCTGGTGGTTGGATTTTGCAAGCAAATGCTGGCGATACTATTCAAGTTGCAAGCGCTGTAACAAGCGCTGGTGGCACCGTAACAAGTGCAGCCGCAACCGATATTATTGAAGTCACTGGCCTTGTTGCTAATACCACATGGCAAATGAAAGTTACCAACTCTACTGGTCTGACAGTCGCTTAAGGAGAGAGCAATGACTATTAATCAAATTGGATTAGGATTAAATGCGTATGTGGATAACCCAGGTACGTTTACGCCCATATTAAGATTTGGTGGTGGAACTACTGGTATCACTTACAGTACACAATCAGGGCATTTTAGGCAGACAGGTAAAACGATATTTTTTGCTATCTCTCTTGTTTTAACGAGCAAGGGTTCATCGACGGGTGCTGCAACAATTGCTGGTTTACCGGCTAATGCGATTGTTCTTACTGACCCCGGTCAGATTATAGCTTGTGGTGTTACTGCGGTGACTCTAGTTGGCGGTTCTATTTTTGGTTCTATTGCATCTAGTGCAACCACTATTAATATTTATGGGAACGTATCTGGTAGTGGTGTAACAGGATACGCTGATACAAATTTTGCTAACAATAGTGAAATTTATATGTCTGGTTCTTATTTAATAGCTTAAGGATTATTTTAATGCCGCTAAAGAAAGGCTCTTCTAAAAAAACAATCAGTAAAAATATTAAGACTGAAATGAAAGCGGGTAAGCCACAAAAACAAGCTGTGGCTATCGCGCTTTCTAAAGCTGGGAAGTCTTACAAGAAGAAAAAGAAGTTAAAAAAAAAGCGATCATAATTTTTCAAGGTCAGGACAATCAGGACAGAATTCTGGAATGTCTTCACCAGGTTCCGGCATGGGATGCTCGAATTCTTTCAGACAACTCACACATGTCAGCGTCATAGATTCTTCGATCATTGCTTTCTCCTAGTGAAGACTTCCTGGTGGGCAATGCACAAATTTAGCATTTTGAACCAGGTTAATAAATAAATCTTGTTCGCGTTTAACGAAGTCAGGAAGATTGCTTTCGTCTGCTTTCTGAAGACTCATTTTATTATCTAGCTGGCTCACCCCACAACACCCATAGCAGAGAAGATAATCTTCTGGGGCTGCAAGCCTGGGTAGATCAGGCAGCTTTGCTGCTATGTTTTCCTTACAGTATGGGCAAATTAATAGCATTACTTTTTCTCATCGAATATCAATCGGTTTAAATCCTGCGCTGATTCAGGCATGGTGATGTCTTCGCCTGGTTCTGGGAAAGCATTCTCAACCGAGATAGAGCCTTCTTTAAGGGCATTCGCTGTACCGATCATCATCTCAAGGTGGGCTTGATCAATGTCTTCCACCTTCGCAACCTGGAAGGTTGTCAGCACCTTTTCTAGCGTCACCCCTAATTTCGAGAAGTAAGATAGTACACGGTCAC